TTATTAACAATAGAAGTACTTCCAGAAACAAGCATTGACTTATCTAAGTATCTTGGCTGCTCACTTCTATTTATCCTATCTGAATATTCAAATATAGCAGAGTTGCTATTTATAGAAACAAAATCTTCTAATGTATAAATCTCATTTCCTGGAAGTTCTAGATATGTTTCAATGTCTCCTGGATTTACTTCATCAATTCTAAGAGGACCTTTATACAGGACTACACCAGAATCATTTACATTATTTGAGTATGACCATGGCTCTGAATTGCTAAAAGTTGAAATAATTCTGCTATCAAAATTTCCTGCAACTATATTATTTGCTGCAGGATAAAGACCTATCTCAGTAATTTGATATCTTTGTTCAATTGGAAGTTCTGCTTTAAAAACAATTTTTTCAACCCCATCTTCTTTTAAAAGACCCTTTGACAAAACTGGAACTCTTGCAACTTCAAAATCTAATGATTGTACACTTGCAGAAAATGTTGCAGAAGAAGAAGTGGGGTACACCTTTCCTCCAACTCCAACTGCAATGTGACTTGCAAACTCTGGAGCTTGGTTTAAAAGATATTTAGCTACGATGTTTTTTCCATTTGTTGTAATCATGATTCCACCCTATATATTGTACCATTTGTGTCTATTTGAACTTCTACCTCTTGATTTCTTTCTAATCCTATAAGTTCTATAACTAAATCACCGTTCGTATCAATGTAATAATAACCCTTTTCACGAGTAACTATTTGACTGTTTTGATCAAGGTATTGATAAGTGGCTGTTAAATCTTCTAAAATAATATAATCTTCTTGAGGAATCTTATCTTCAATATTAATAGTAAAAATTCTTGTTAATGGTTTAAACTTATCCATAACGGTTAGTTGTCTAGATGCATCATACTTTTTTCTTATTTCAGAAAGATTAGAAATAATAGAATATCTTTGATTAATTCCTTCAATAGTATCATGTCTTTCAACTATTGATAATTCTACTGCAGAAAGACTTTCAAAAATAATTTTTGTAATATGCTCTGCATTAAACTGTGGAACAAGTGAAGAAATGTCTGTAACATTTCTTGTTGGAGCCTTATCTGAGCTAGGTGTTGAAGCAGGAGGCGGAGTTGGATTTGGATCCATAGTAGAATTTGTTTCACTACTATTTTGGTTAGAATTGCTGTTTGTATCTCCATAAGACTTTACTTTTGTTTGTAAATATTTTCCAGGATCTGCTTTTGCAGATTTTGCAACAGTGTTGTTTTTATCTTTTGTTTGCTTGGATATTTCTTGTTTAATAACTGCTAGTTCTTTTTTTGTTACATTCCCACCCTTTTTTGCAGCAGACACTAAGCTTGAAACAAACTTTGCCTCTTCTTTAGAAAAACCTTTTTTTCCTAAAGAGTCTTTAAATATTTTATCTAATTGCGTAGCTTCTTTGTCTTTTTTATTTGCAGGTGGTTTGGTTTTTGATGACATTTACTATACCTCCACAACCCTTAATTGACTTTTAACATCCGAAGAAGATCTTCCGTATTGGGCAGATATTACAACAAATCTTTTATTTTCATCTACCATTTTAACGCCTTCTGGCAAATCAAAATTAATTTTAATAATATCTCCAAGCTGAACGTGTGATGTTCCAAAAGTATTTATTTCAAAAACTTTTCTTGGTCTAATTGTTTTATCTAAAACCCACTTCATAATATCTCTTGCAGAATCCTCATTTTGAATATAAATAGAATCTATTGAAAATGATTTGTTTCCATAAATTGACCTACTGTTTTTAATACTATCATATATTTTTTCAGATCTTCCTGGAGAGACAATTAAATTATTACTTGTAATAACTGGATCAGAAAAATTTGATAATTCTTTAAAGTAGTCATCAACAGTCAATACATTAGAAATGTTTTGTGTAAATGTAATTCCTTGAATCATAATTCTATTTGTAGAGCTTTCGCTTAAATCAATTGCTTTATCTGTTGTATTAAATATTAAAAATTCAGCACCATACGATCCTGCTAAAAATCCAGAAACTTGATAAGATTTTTCAGAAGTAAACGGTGGTACAATTTTTGCAACAAGGGCTGGGTATGCTTGATCATATTTAATATTAAAATATGCACACTCTCTTAATATTGTTCCAAACTCTTCAAAGTAGAAGTCTACAGTTGGCTTTGTTTCAGTACTTATAGAAGAAAGATAGGTGTTTTGAATTGCTGATGGAACAGAATACTTTCTTAAAGATTCAGCAGAAATATAATTATTAATTTTTTCATTTATAGAAACATCACTTTTCTTTGTGTTTCCAATTGCATAAATATTTTCAAACATACACTTACTTGATCCTCTTACAAACAAAGCAGCTTTTAGTCCAGAAGAAGGATACTGTAAAGGATTTTCATCTGTAACTTGTCCTATTAGCCTATTGTTCAAATATATGGAAAAATTTATTTTAGTAATAGTTTCACCAGTTTGTACTATATCTGCATCTAAAGATAAATCATAAACTGGAATTTCTTGAGAAGTTAGTCTATCAGAACCAATAAATTTACCCTCATCTACAAGAATTCTTGCAAGAGATCCCCATAGTTTTCTAGGAACTGCAATGTTTTGTTTTCCAGTTAATTGAGTAGAGTATGGAGTTCTCTCAACTTTATAAAAGATAACATTTTCAATAACTTTATCAAGAGATACTGAGGCAGAGTTTACTGCTGCACTTGCAGTTGATCCATAGTATTCTAAAATGTCTGAAGACAGAGAAGCAATTTCAAGATAGTATCCAGAATTTGTTTCTGGATCAATCATATATGAAATACCCCCAGTGCCTCCAGATAAAGTTTTTAAAGTTGAACTTTGAACACTTTGATCAATTGTAAAAAGATCTATTGAATTTAATGCAGACTGATTCTTGTCATCTTTTTGTTTTCCAATAATTCTAAGTCTAGTTCCAACATGCTTATAATCTTTGTCTAAATCTTTGTAAACATAATTTACTAAATCTGTTGCTGAGGTTCCAGATAGGTCTCCTGCTAGGGCTGGTACTGGATATGGTCCATTAAAAACTAGTGCAGATGATTGAATTCCTGCAACATCTTGCTGATTATAGCTAACAAATCCTTCTGACCTTGTAGACTTTTTCATAAAATTGGCAATTTTACTATTTATAAAAGAAGTTGATGCAGAAACCGAATCGTTTCCAAGAGGATACACTGATGCTGACACGACTGATGCTGATACAGGATCATTTGTCAAGTTTTCTATTGGGGTTGTGCTAAAAATTTTGCTTGAATCCATTCTAAAAGACTGTCTGTTATTAATATTTGCCCAATAAGCTTCATTCAGACCTGCAGAATGACTAACTATGTTAGTTCCAAACTGTCCTCTACCATGAGACCTTACTGGACCATTTTTAAGTCTAACGTTTTCTTCCAATTCTTCAAAATTTGCACCTGTTGCATTTTCGTAATATGGCTCTGTATAAATTCTAAGGTTTCCAGTAAGAAGCATTTTTCCATTAAATGGAAGTTTTGAAAAATATTTTTGATACTCGTTGTTATTTGTTATCCAAACATCTCCAGATCCAGTTACATGATACTCTTGTGCATCGTATCTTATAATTTCTCCATTTGCATATAAATATCCTTGAAATCTTGGAAGCCAGAAAGCACTTTCTCCAACATATATAACATTATTCTTTATTTGATGATTTTCTACAAACGGGGCAATGCTGCCCAGACTAGTTCCAAGTGGGACTGCTCCTAGTGCATATCCAGCATTTCCTGTTGGCTGATTTATGGTTCTTGTCTGTTGTTGATCTCCAAGCTCCCAAAGAATTGCACTTTTATATCCATAAGTTCTTTCACTAAGACTTAAGCTTGCCTGTTCTAATTTTGAAACTTCTCTTTGAATGTATCTTGTTTTATAGTTTATTTGACCATCATTTAAAATCTTTGTTTCAAATCCGCCAATAGTTTCAATGTTTGGAACAATGTTTCCAGTTTTTTGTCCATAAAGTGTAGTTAGTCTTTCAGAAATTGCAGAGTTGTCTTCTCTTACAGAAACATCTGGCATCAAGTATTCTTTTGGCATAATTACAAAGTTGTTATACTCGTCAAAAAACATAGCAGTCTGAGTAGCTTGTGCAAGTCTTTGTAAAACTTCTGCAACTGAAACATCTGGCTCAACAAAGAAAAACGGAACTACTGGATCATTTGCAGTGTTAATATTTTTAAACACATAGTTACTAAAACCAATATTGTCTAATAGCAATGCAACTGCCATAGTTAATGTACAGTTTTGTAAAAATATTGGAGTGGCATTATTTGACTCTAAAATAAAATATGCATCTCTTAAATTTAATGAAACATCTTGCATACCACTGGTAGCAACTGCAGCATTTTCTGAATAAAAAGTTTTTAATGGAATAAACTTATCATATCCATTAACATCTAAAATGGCTTCATAAAAATCAAATTTAATTTGTGGCTTAAGATTGCTTGCAATAATACTTCCAGCTTTAGTGGTAGTATTAAAAGTATTTAACTCTGTAAATACACCATCATGGTTTGATAAATTAATTCCACCAGTAGAAGCTACAAGTCCTCCAACTGGAAGACCAAAGTCTGTTGCCATAAGGTTTTTATTAATATCATAACTTAAAACATAGTCTGTAATGTCAACTTTTAATCTTGGAGATAATTCAATTAATTCAAAAGTTCTATTTGGAGCATACATTGTTTCTACAACAACTCTTATTCCTTTTATAAAAACAAAGTCTCGATAAGTATTAAGACCCTCTACAACAAAATAGTCTGGATTTAATGTTTTTTTAATTAATCCAACTCTTTTTGTATCGTCATCTTCTAGTAAAGAAAATCCATATTCTACCTGGTGAGAAGCCCACTCTTGATCTTCTGAGTTCCAAATATATAACGTTCCTGCCTGTGTTGTTGAACTTCCAACAATATAGGCATCACCATTTACAACATTTCTATTTACATAAATTGCATCTGGTAACTGATCTACTGTGTCTAAATATCCATACAAATGAAAATTTGTCTTGTAGGCTTCAGGTATCTTCACCCCATAATAAATTTCTACATGACCGTCCCAAGGAACAATTCTTGAACCGTCTCTTCTTGTAGAAGTTTCATTAAATGTTACTGCATTTGTCCAGTTATTATTTGAATCAAGGTACTGAATTCTCCATCTTTTTGGAACTGATGATTTTCTTATATCTTGAAGTGGGTCTGTAATTAAATTATTATTACTCCTAATTGTTCCAGGAACTAGGAATTCTCCATCAACTCCTACTGCAGTTGGATCTGCTAAATTAGTTTGCATTTTTACAACTATTCTATTTGTTGCAACATCATTTTTGTAAACAACAAAAGGGGCACAGTCATTTATTTTGTAAGATGCATCTCCTGTAGTAAAAGCTGTTGAAGCAGTGCTTGATATGCCAAACTCTTCTCCAGACTCGTTTCTAAAAGAATTCCAATACTTAAATTTATCAAACCTTGAGGAAAAATAATATCTTGGTCTTTTTCCAGACCTGATGCTATCAACAAATTGCTCATTGTTAATGTTGTTAGTACTTGCAAGATAAAGAATTTTATTAATGCCAGACCTTGGTCTAAATGGCTTAATGCAATCTTTTAAGGAATAGTAAAGTTCTCTACTTGTATCTGCTTTAAGAAATGTAAATGGTTCGTTTGGATCTTCTGTTTTATATTGAGAAATAGATGTTGACTCCAAAGCATCTACATACACATTTGCATTATCTTGGGAGTCATACTCTGGATACAACGTTCTATAAACAACGCTTGAACTATCTGGTCTATATCTATAGTTTCCATAATTATCAAGGTTTAATAAATCATTTTGATTCCATTCAGCAATGATTAAGGAATCAATATCAATACTATTTTTTGTTTGAAGATGGTTTATTAAATCGCTATCTGAAAACATTATACTTCCTCAAGAGAAATAGAAATATCCCAAAGATCGTGGTTAGTTCCGCCTCTTTTAACAACATTATAACTAAAGTCTGAAACAAAAACTTCTAGAACATCTGAGTACTTATCTAGTTTGTCATATACGCCTACGGAAAAATTTTGTGGAATATCATAAGACAGGAACATATAAAAAGATCCAGGATTAGAATTGTACCAATCTAAAAGTTCTGCACCACCAGCACCACCATCTGCTGTATATTCTGACAGTCCAGATATCGTAGCAGCACCATTGCTATCAAACTCTGGATCTCCGTCATAAGACCTGGAAGGAATTAGATTATAAGAAAAAGATATATTCATCTTATCTGCAATATGATAAGAACGCATATGACCATTTACCATTCTTTTTCTATTTTCAAGTCTATTGGTACTAAATGCAATATCACTTCTATTATGGTCAGAAAGGATTATAAAGTCTTCTCTTTCAATTCCAGAAATTTGTGGGACACCATCTAAAATTCCTCCAGAATTATTAGAGAAAATAACTGCCTGTGGTCTTATCCACTTTTTTCTAGCACTTAAATATGCACTACTAACCATTAATATCTACTACTCCTTAAATTCCCTCTATTTTGTTGAGAAAGTTTTGCCATAACTACATTTGCAATATCATCTGGTGATGCATTTGTTCCAGATACATTTACATTTACGTTATATGTACTATTATACATTGGTGAAGAAGTTGAAACAACGTTTGGACTATTAACTGGTATATTAGAAGTTGAATTTTCTGGAATAGTATACCTTGGGGATCCAATTCCATCTAAGAAATTATTTGTAGGAACAGCATTCTGTCCACCAATTCCTGGGAATACTTGACCATTTAGATTCTCTAAGAATCCTCCATACTGTTTTGCAACAGACTTTCTTACAACAAATTCTCCAGGGGTTAGTAGTGCTGGAACTTTGTCAATCATTCCTATTCCTGGAACAGTGCTTCCATAATTCATTCTTAATGCAGGAGGAGATTCTGTTGAACCTTTGTATGCAACTCCACCAAAAGCCATTTTAGAAATAACTCCTCCATAGTTTTGCATTGCAAAATCTGTTTTAGTTCCAGCATTGTCTGCATTATAGGATTGTGCAAGTGCATTAAAATCTATAACAAGGTTGCTTAAGAATTTCTTTTGTTTTTTTGTTAGCTCTCCATTAATTTCTTTATACTTTAATGCTTCAATTGTTTGTTTTTGTTGTAGCAAGTAAGTTTTAAGTTCTGTTTGAGCACGGTCTTGTGATATTTTTAATCTTTTAGTTTCAAGATCAAACATTCTATCTTGAATAACTTCGACTTCTGCTTGAATAGCCTTATTTGCAGCTTCAAGATCATTTCTTGTCATAAGTTTTCCATTTACAGAAACTGTTAAAGATTCTAAGTCTCTTTGCCTTTGTTCTTCAAGAGCTGCCCTTGTATCTTCAATTTGATACTGTGCATTTTGTTGCTGCATTTCATTTGCTGCATTTGCTGCTGCTGCAATGTCTCCCGAAGCAAGAGCACTAGCAAGACTTATTCTTGAACGATCTTGTTCTGCAATTCTATCATTTGCTTCTGAAATTTTGTCTAAAGCTTCAAATCTTGCATCATATGCTTCATTTACAGCATCTTCTTTTTCAGCAAGGTCTTCAAGTGCTCTATCGTTAAGCTCCATTTCCCTTTGCTTTTCTCTCAAAGCTTTTTCTTCTTTTTGAGACTTTTTATCTAAAACCTTTTCTTGCATATCTAACCTTAGTAAAGTTTTTTCTTCTGTAGTCATTGCAAGGAATGCTGTTGCTCTTTGAATTTTTAACTGCTTTTCTGCAAGGGCAATAAGTGTTTTTCTTTGTGCTGCATTAGCCTTTAAATACATTTCAGTATCAATTAAAGCAAGAGCTTCTTGCTTTGATGTTCCAAGAATATGATTAGTAGCTTTAAAGTAATCCATTTTTGCTTTTGTTGCAGCCTTAAATTCTTTAATATATTCTGCAAGAGTTTGCTTACCAGAGCCACCGCCACCAGATGGGGCTGTGGTTCCTCCTGTAACAGGCTGAGTTGCAGCCTTTATTGCACTATTTAGAGCATTAGCTGCAGTAACTCTTTGATTTGTCATTCCAGCGTCTACATATCCACCAGGTCTTTCTTTTTCTAAATTAATTGCGGTAGTAATTGTTTCATAAGTTTGAATATTTCTCAATAAAACAATTTTTTCTTGATTAGGCAATGCCATCAATTCTTCATACTTCATTCCGAAAGCATCTAAAGTATCTGAAAATTCATCCTTAATACTAATACCTTTATACATGTCTGGAGTTTCTTCTAAAGCCATATAATCATCATAAAGTTCTGTTAAGTCAACTTCATCGCTCATATTAAAATTAAGAATTTTATCAATATTTGGAATTGTATTTATAGCTGTAAGCTCTGTCCCAATTCTATCAATGTCTTCTGCAGTAAGATCTCCAGCAGCCTGAAGTCTTATTAAAATATCATATCCATTTTGAGGAATTTGTCCTGAAATAAATTTATCAAAAATTCTTACATCAGTTTGTGTAAGATTATTTTCTATACCATCAACCATAGCCTGTGCTGCTTCTGGAAGGAATCCGCTATTTTCTAACTCTTGTTTAAATGCTACCTTTGCTGGTTCAAGGTATTTTCTAAATTCTTCAGATCCTGGAAGAATTCTTTCAGCTGCAGAAGCACCTTGGATTTCAATTGCAGCTTGTTCTCCAGGTGTCAATGTTCCTGAACCACCAGTGGTATATCCTTCTAGATTTTGAAGTTCTTTTGCAGTATCCTGTATTTTTCCGATCATTTCATCATAAGTCTTATATCCTGAAGCTATTGCATTTGCATTATTGACAATTTCTTCTCTTACACTTGCACCAGAAGTGATCTTTCCTTCTTGTTCTAAATATTTTTTAAGAGTTATTGTTCCTTCTTCATATGCTAAATTTAATAAAGCTCTTGCCTCTGCTTCTTTAGTAAGGGCTGAAGCATTTTCTTCAGCAATTTTATCAATTGAAAATTGCTCAACAAAGCTTTCTTTTCCACCTGTAAAGAGTTCTCCAAATTTTTGTGCAATATTTAAACTATTGTAGGCTTCTTCTGCATCATTTTTAATTTTTTGACTATTAATTTTTGGACTAATTTCTGCAGTTATTTCTATAATATTATCTCTAATCTTTTCTCCACCAGGACCTAATAATGTAGCAAGTTGTCCAGCAACCCTTATCGAAACTTTTTCATCTCCAATAGCCTTGCCCATATCGATGGCAATTGCTTTAGCTTCTTCTGGAGTTATTGCACCTGAAATTATAGAAGATGCAAGTTGATTTCTTAAAGCTAATGCTACATCTTCTCCAGATTTTTTAACAAGTTCTAAATCTTTTATAATTTGAGAAGCTGCTTCTGTTTTCATAAACTCACCAGAAGCTGTTACAGCCTCTGGAGTAATTTCTTGTCCACCAGCTTTTTCTACAGCCTTTCTTCTTAATGCAGTAGCATTAGTTTCTCTTCCAAAAGCATCTGCCATTGCCTTTACTGTTTTAGAAGAACCATACATTGCCTCTGACAACTCTGCACCAGACTTTCTTGCTTCATCCAAACTTTTATTTAATTTATATATAGCAAAACCAGCAAGGGCAAGTGGGGCAGTAATTCCAATAAGGGATGCAGTAGATACTCCAATTGCTGAAGCAAGTCCTGCAGCTAATTTAGGAAGTGCTGATACAACCGCTCCTCCAAGCAATCCTCCAAGCATATTTCCACCAGTTAAACTAGATCCAGCCTCAAATCCAGCGATGCCTCCAACCATAGATCCAACATTCTTTCCAGCTCTAGAACTAGCCAAAGCCTTTGCACCAGTAACTATTCCACCAAGTGCATATCCTTTAACACTTCCACCATTCATCATTTCAAGAAGTTGTTGATTTTGACTTGTTGCTTTTTTATTTACAACAAATTCTCCTGGAGTTAGCATGGCAGGAACCGTATCTGTATTTCCAGTACCTGGAACAGGTCCTCCCGAATTAAGTAGGACTGCACTTCTTAATAGATTTGCAAGTTGTAGAATAACTGCCTGTCTTCCTTTTGAACCTGAAGTTGCTGCCACCATTCTTGTTCCAGATGGATCCAGCATCGTCTGCCTTCCACCTTTAGCAGATTTTCCAACAAAATCTTTTAATATAGACTTTACCTTTGTCGACTTTTTTCCATCTACTTCTTTTACAATTTTAATAACATTTTCAGCATCAATTTTTCCAGCCCTTACTAGGTCTTCTACCTGTGATGCTGTTGGTGCGGAAGCTCTAATTCCTCCACCTGCTTTTTCTGGACTAAACAATTCGTTAACAATGCTTTCTGATATATTCATCTTTTTTGCAGATCTAATAACTGCCCTTGGAACAGCTTTTTCCATATGTCTATATAAGTCAGTATCTACATAAGTTGTTTTTCCAGTGGCAATCATTCTTCTTAACCTTGTCGTCACTTCCTCATGTATTTCTTTTGCCATGGTTGACCTATTTGGTTCAGATGTAATCCCCATGGCATTTAGCATTGTGCTATATGGATTTTTATTAGACTTCATTCTATTTGAAAGGTCGTCTATTAAATCTTGTGTACTGTTTACTCCAGAATTTAAATGCTTAGATATGTCAAAACCAAGATTGCCTGTGACTCTCCATCCAGTAAATCCAGTTAGTCTACCAGCTTCAAAGTAGTGCCTTTGTGCGTCTGACCAAGCCTGTTTATCTGAATTATACAAGTTTTCAAAAAATTCTACTGCACTACTTCCAGTAATAATTGGTGCTCCACCTTTAAAACCAGTTCCGCTAACTGATTCAACTCCTACAAGATTTCTTTGCATATGTGCAAATGTTGTCTTTCCTGTTTGTTGTTTTTCAGATTTTCTTCTTATTGTTCTTGGAATATTTGAGTCTGATTCATTTAATTCTCCAAATCCTCCAGAGATGTTCATTAGCTCTTTAACAGACTGAACTACTCTTTCTACTTCATTTGTTCCAAAATATTGAACTCCTGGAATCTTTCCACCCTTATTATATCCTTTAACACTTCCATCATTAATTGCTTTAAGTAGTCCAAGATTTTCCTTAGTGGCTTCTTTATTAATAACAAACTCACCAGGAGTTAGCATTGCTGGAACAGTGTCTGTATTTCCTACGCCAGGAACACCACCACCAGAATTTCTTCTTATTCCTCTTATTCTAATTCCAGCAGTCTTAGCTCCCTGTGCAGCATTAGTTCCAGCAGCACTAGCAACTCCAAATGATGGGAGTCCTCCTGCAGCACCTTGTGTTGCAGCCATTGCACTATACGCTCTTGTTAAGTTTGCAATAGCTGCTGCTGCTGCATTTGCTGTTCCAACCTGTTGCATAAGAGTTGTATTTAAAACTTGACTTGCACCAGATAGTTGTTGGGCAGCCATAGCTGCATCCATTTCAGCAAGACTTAAATATTTAGAACTTTGACTTAATGCTTTAAATGCTCCAATTGGACCACCAGTAATAAAACCTTTTGAAAACAGTGCCATTCCTTGTGTCATTTTTGCAAGTGTTCCAACAAGGTTTAAAAATAGACCTGCCAACATTGTTACTGCTGGAACTACAACACCAATAATTACTGCAGCAATAGCAGTAAATTTCTTTTGACCGTCTGAAAGGCTATTAAATCCATCAACAATTTTTGTAATAAAGTTAACAACTGGAATTGCAAGTTGAACAAATAATTGACCAATAGGTGCAATTGCTAATTTAAATCTTTCTACTGCACCTGTTAATTGCACACCAAAAGATTCTTCAATTGTCTTTAATTCCTTGTCTGCAGTTGCACCAAGCTGTTCTGTTGAATATCCCATGGTAGCAATAACTTGTTGTGCTTGAGATCCTTTTCTAGAAATATTATCAAATAGTGCTCCAAGTTTTGCATACTGGAATTTACCAAATACCTGCTCCAATGCCTGTTGTCTTGAAAATTGATCTAGACCTGCAAGAGCTTGTGCAAAAGCCTGAACAGTACCCATTAAATCTCCACGATTTGCTTGAATAATTGTTTCAAGATTAATTCCCATACCATTCAACATTTCAGTTGCCTGTTTTGTTGGGTTAATCAAAGATGCAAGACCAGACTTTAAAGCATTAGCACCTTCAGCAGCATCTACACCACCTTCTTGCATTGCTGCAAGAAATACTGTAAGATCTTTTACGTTTCCACCAAGACCTTGGATAACTGGTGCTACTCTAGGAATTGCTGCAGCAATATCTTGCAAGGATACAACAGTTTGGTTTTCAACCATATTTAAAAAGTTAATGGTGTCTGCAAGATCTTGCCCAGATAATCTAAATGCAGATTGCAGAGATATAGTTGTTTCAAGTGCTGCATTCTGATCCATTTGACCAAGTGTTGCAAGTCTTGTTGCTTGGGAAACTGCATCAGTAAGATCTGCATTTTGTCTACCAGCAGCAGCAGCTTGTGCTGCAAGACCAATGGTATCTTTTACTGCAATACCATACTTTGTATATTCAGCAGCAAGACCTTTTACTGCTTCTAAGTTTTGATTTAATTCTGCTGGAGTTGTAAAAATATCTCCATATACCTTTTTAAATGCAACTGCTTGTTTTTCTAAATCCATAAAGGTTTTTCCAGCAACAGAACCAAAAATAGTCATTGGTACTGTAAAGCCAACCATAAGCTGACGACCAGCCCATTGAACATTCTTACCAAAATTAATTAGCTGAGTTGTTCCCTGCTTAAACATGTTAGAAAGAATTTGAGTTCTTTGAGCAGCAACTGCAGCTTCAGAAGAGAATGCAGCAAGAGGTCTAACTGCTATAGCCTCTTGAAAACCATTTGCAGCACCAGAAGTTGCAATAAACTGTGTTTGAAGTCTTTTTGCACGTTCTGCAGCAAGTGCCATTGTTTCTGCTGCAATAGCACTATCTTTATTAAATTTTGCACTAAAAAATTGCCCAAGAGATGTTTTTCCCTTGGACAAAGTTTTATCTAAAGTTGAGGCAGCAGTTGAAAGTCTAACAGTTTCTGCTGTAAATAACCCAGTCTTATTAATTGCACCTTGCAACTCTTTAGAATATTCAGCAGCAAAAGTGCCCTGTGCCTTGTTGCTCTTATTAAGAGCTAAATTAAAAGCATTAATCTGGGTTTGCAAAGCTTGAAGTTGAGACGCAGCACTACCTGTATTAATCTCAATATCAATAATGCCTTTTGCTACTTCAGCCATTATTTACTTACCACCTCGTAATCCAAGCCATTTCCAATACCAAAGCCAGCACGCTGTGCAGCTTTGCCTTGAAGAGCAAGGATGTCGTTAGGATTAGATGTAGCACCTTTGCTATAAGCTCTAGCCTTTATCTCTTCCCACTTATTTTCGGACGAAGAAGAATCTATGTTAACACCTTGTAACGCTGCTAAAAACTTTTTATTTTCATAGTCTTGCTCGTTTTTAGCTTCTAGTATTGCTACTAGTTCAGGCATTGATATACTTTCCTCCATTTCAGAATAATTCTTCCAGAATCCTAGAAGAAATACTCTTGATTCTAACTCAGCAAGATCTAGTTCGTCCCAACTAGAGCCGCTGCCAGTGCGTTTGGGTCATTCAACTTAATCCCTGCAGCCACTTCAATTACCTTGTACACAGTTGGGAGATCCATGATTTCCTCTAACTGCTCCTTAGTTGCTAGTTCTGAGTTATATTGCTTCATTGCAATAGTTGCACAGCTTAACAATAGATCCATTGACTTGATGTTATCATCTGCAATTTTTGGATCACTAATTTTTTGAAACTCTTTCATAAAATCTCTAAGTAAAGAGATCTTTAGTGGTTTCATAGAAATAGTAGAGCCATCTAATAGCTCTACTTCTACAACTTCATATACGCTAGTTGCCATTTATTCCTCCTGTAGAATATATTTAATTATAGCATAAAAGGCTTCTACAAAAGAAATTACCCACCCCCAAATTAATGAGAGTGGGCACTTTCTATTATTAAATTATATTAGGTTATGCACCCTTTACACGGTCAACAATCTTACCGTATGAACCGTTAGAAGTTGGAAGCAAACGGAATGATACTTCATACATAGAAGGAGTATCACGCTTTGCTGACACAGTTACGCTATCAATAGATAGAGCACGGTGTGCAACATAGACACGCTCAACCTGATCTGAACCAGTTGCCGAAGGATCACCAGAACCTGGACCAACAGCGATAAGTGCACGTTCCAAAGGAACTTCACCTAGATCACCTGCTGAGAGGTTAAGTGTTAGTTCATCTGGATCTGCATCGTTGTAGTTAGAATCTGAAGTTGCAACTGCAACAACAAGATTTTCAAGTGTAGCTTCAGCAAATGCTGTAACCATGTTCACCTGCATACCTTGCTTGTAAAGCTTAGCAACGTCAAGAAGTTGATCAACCTGTACCTCACCAAAGTCTGGTTGGAATTGTACTTCCAAACCGTTCATGGTGTAGCCTACGTTTCTCCAGCTTGCTGAAGCTGCTTCAACTGTATCTGCATATAAAGTTCCATCTACGAAAGCTGGGATGCTGCTTACGCTTCCACTTCCTGAGAAGTTATATGCACTTCCGCTCCACTGTAGTGGACCAGAGTTGGATACGAAAAGCTGTGCTGCACCAACAATAATTTGATTGGAATTTCCACGAGTAGCCATATTTTTTTACACCTCACTTTTAGTCTTAAAATTTGTAGGGTATTGGCGTTTCCTAGTTTAAGTATACATCTAGTTTTTATCATTCATTAAATTGTTTAGAATGATAGTCATACTTAATAATAAGGTCTCTTGTAGGGTTATATTCCATAAAATCAGATACATCCTGTTGGGTATCTGTAAATCCAGACTGGTAGACGTTTACACAATGAAAGTAATATTTGCTTAATTCTGGGTAGTTAGGATCGTTATATCCTGGAAGAGTTTTAGTAAATTCATTAATATCTCTTGCAGCATCATCTTCCCTGTCCAATATGCTTTGAATAAGACTTGTAAGATTTATAGTAGTTGCGTACCTATCCTGCTGGTTCCTGTTAATGTCGTACAGAGAGCCACCAACGATTGTATATCTCATTTGGTCAGTCTTGATAGGGTAGAAATATTTATAGCCTCCACGGACTCTACTGAACTTATCAAACATAACATATGGCAAGTCATTGTCAATTACTGCAGTTGGAAGGTTGTTTGCTGGGGCAGGAAAAAAAGGAACAATATCTGGACCACCAGAGGTTGGACCATATAGATTGTAGAATGCTGGAGCATGAGTTTTAAACTGCTCCCAAACATAAAGGTTAATAATATTTTCTGGTCTATATACTACCATAACTACCTCCTGGTGCATTCATAATCCATGATAGTGCTGCCTTTTTACCTTTTGCTGAAGCTCCACCTTTTGTTGCAGAAGCAAAATATGTTTCAAAGACTCTTGGGTTCTGAAAGTATTGATAGAATCTAATTGCTTTTAGATGAACTTCTGTAAAATATGATCCATAGAATTCATCAAATGCTTTTAAGAAAGATCCTCTTGTTGCTTCTCCACCAGGATTTGCAATAACTATTGGACCACTTCTAAAAAACTCTTCTCCATCAGATTCAAAGAATAGTGCTTTTGCTTCTACCTGATTAATTGTTACAGTTCTTCCTTCTTCCATAATTTCTGCCTTGTCATAAAATGGCTCTGTTGATGTTGGAGATGGCACTCTAGACTCTAAAAATTCAGCATCAATAACTGCAGATGTTTTATTGCTAGACATTGTTAAGTCAAATAGTCTTCCCATAGGATCTCCAACTTCTCCCCATTCATAAACATGGTGAAGCATTCCTGGATGAGATCTTGCAAGACCATCAAGATATTCGTAAAAAGCATCAATTGATTCTTCTCCAAGTTTTCTATTTAAAGTATCTTGATTTCTTTTTAATTCTGCAGCAAAGGCACTAGAATACTCAACAGAGTTTTTAAGCATTTTTACAACATTGTCACCTTTAATTCTTGCTCTTATCATTCTGGTATGTCCCACTTTTGATTTGCTGAACGATTTAAAAATACTCTATACATTCCAATGTTATGGAACATATCAAAGCTTGGAATAATTGTTTTTACTTCATACTTTGTCTTTACAGTTTCAGCCTTTGTTTTAAGATTTTCTGTATTAATCCATACTGGATCCCCATTTGGATCTCTCATATTTGTAACTGCAGTTGCTGTTATTGGATAGTATTTTCCAGAAGTGCTCTTTCTTATGTCTTCATTTGTTCTAAAAAATAGTGAAGATTCATAATCTAAAAATTTATCTTTTACCCTGAGTTCTGCAGTTAGCACTCCAGAAGTAGCGGTAATTGCTGAGCAATTAACAGTTCTATCAAATTGCCAAGTTCTTGTCATATTTCCATATTCAGATTGTGTTTCTACTGCATAGTAAATGTCAGCAGTCATTGGATAAAGAATGTCATCAAGTGATGAGTTGAAAAGCATTATAACACCCCAAGACGGATGTTATTCTTATACTTTTGTAAAATTCTATCTACTACAAGATTTCCTGTACTAGCATTAAAGTTCTTTGCAAACTTAATCTTAAAATCATCATTATCAAATGACTCAATATACTTGTTAACATATCTCATATTGTCGCTTGATATATCAGAAACTAGTAGTCTTGTTGCTTCCTGAATATCTTGAGGAATTACTTTCCATCCAAAATCTGCATCAACAAGGTATTCAAATCCATCTGCAAAATCTACATCTAGATATCTATCTCTCCAAACTCTATTATAATTTACTCTATTTGTTTCTGTTTGAGTCAAAACAATAGAAGTCTTGTCTTTTGAAATTTCAAACTCTTGATCATTTGTTGCTGCATCTACATCATAAACTAGTTCAAGGTTTTCATACAACTTGTATAACTTATAAATTTTTTCATCAATAACAAGGTAGTCAGATCCCATTCCAACTACTTCTTTTTGTTTTTTTACAAACTTAAATCCACCGAATGTTTCAGAATCTACAATATATCTCGCAATTCTTTCCATTTCTTTTATTTGAGCAACTGTTTTATTTAATTCGGTTGCTAGAGAATAGATGTCACAGTATGGTCTTAGAACATCAATATTTGTAACAATTACTTCTTCATCATATGTGTCAAGAACTCTTGCCTCTAAATTTCCATCATACGAGATGTACTTATTATCAAGTGTGAAGGTAATATCTCCAGAACCGTTTGCTGAAGCACTTGCTGAAAATGTTTCGTCTGTTAAAAGGTCAGAATATTCAATAGTATAAACACCACTTGGAACAAGGTCTGAAAACGAAACTGTTGGGACACTCCCATTAATTCTTAAAACTTCCATTATTTAACACCGAAAACTTCGGCTACCTCCTCTGGAGATGTGACTCTAATTTTAGGGAACTTGCTAACCCATACATCAGCATCTTTTTTACTTACAACATTATACCCTTTATTAAGTTTGCCAAGAGTTTTTTCATAGACACTTGCATTTTCTACAAATAAACAAACTAAATCATTCTTAACTTTTTCCATAATGCATCTATATTATTATATCATTCATAAATAGATGAAGGGGAGACAAATTAATGCCTCCCCTCCAATTGTGACTATAATTAGTCTTGCATGAATGCTACTGCATCGGTTTCTTCGATTGCAACACCAAAGCGTAGGAATACTGTATATTCTACAGTGTCCTTCTTTGGCTTGAATTCACGGTGTACTGTTACGTCTCTCTGGAAGCCCCAAATGCGGTTTTCTGGGAATGTAAGTGATACATAACCAGCTGGCATCAAAGGAACTTCAACTAATGGAAGACCTAGAACACGGTACTGAATTGGTGCACCAAGGGTTGCAGGAGCAACACCATCGATTACACGCTCAACAATACGCTCGGAATTCAAGTTACCCGAAGAACCAAGACCGTTGATGATTGCAGCAACGGTTTCAGTATCTGCGTAGAACTTCATGTTCGAACGAGAGCCACGGTACTTACGAGGCATTGCAAGAACAAGTCCCTGCAAGTCTTCAATGTCTGTACCATAAGTTGCTGAATTACCATCAGCTTCGATTGAAACGAAGCCTTCAAGGATGTTAAGGAAGCTGTTTGTACCAGTTCCTGTACCATTGATAGCTAGATCTTCAAGATCGTTAGCAAACGCACGAGTCATTGTACGGACCAAGTGATCCTCAAGACCTGCACCTTCGATATTATCTTCAAGAGCTTCGCTAGATACTTCCCAGTCAAGACGAATCTTCTTGGTGGTTAGTGATACCTTGGTAAACTGAACATCAGCATTTGTGTAGGTTGCATCAGCCTGGGCTGCTGCACGAATTACACGCTCTCCAACATTCATCTTTTCAAGTTCAGTTGTGTTAGCTCTCATCGTGACTCTACGCCCGTCTTGTGCTAGTACCTGCTGTTCAAAGATATACTCGATAAACTGACGTGACTGTTCAGGCTGCAAAATACCGCCATCAGACACTAGATCACCAACTGGGTTAGTATTGTCAAGAATTCCAGCTGCTGGAGTGCTTACTCCACCAATACCACCAGATGCGATAGTACCAGCTGCAGCCGCTTTTTCTAAAATTTCATTGTTTTCTGTCATTTTTTATTTCACCTCCAGTTTCTCTTAATGATATAGGTCAGCGGAATTTAGGAAACGTCCACCCCACATAGACCCTTTTTGTATTTTTGTTCCCTGAACGATCCCGCCAAGATCGCCAGACTTACGGACAGCGGTATCGTCTTCTAGACCATCTACACGCTTTCCAAACTCTTCAAGACTGCCTCTTACTCCAGCAACTTCTTCTGCTACTGTGGCGTGACCCTTTTTAAGGTCTACAATCTCTTCATTTAGTGACTTAATTGTTGAAACAAGTTCACTCACTGCCTCTGTTACTGAAACCTTAATTTCGTCAACAGCTTTTACAAGCTCAGAATCAGTTGCACTAGCTTCAGCAACAGACTTTTCAACTTCAACGTCATCGGAAGCATCTTCGTCTGCAACATCTTCTGCAGGTGCTTCTTCTGGATCAGCAGACTTAACTACTGTTTCCTCAACAGCGTCAACTGCGTCAACTGACTTTTCTACGGTTTCTTCGGCAGGAGCTTCAGCAGCAACTTCTTCAGCTGCAACTTCTTCAACGGTCTCTTCTACTACTGTATTTTCTTCTGACACGTTGTTCTCCTCCTCTATATTGTTTTCTACAATTGACGCATTATTGTCAATCGCTGTTTCAGACGTTTCGCCTGAAGTCTCTGGGGTTTCGGAAACGTCATCAGATTTAGCTAGGTCTGTAACACCAATAAA